GTTTTCTCCAAGCATTAAGTCACCGTACATAATAGAATTTGAATTAAATGGTCGTCTTAAAACTCCATACGAGATATAAGCTTCAATTGTAGCTTTAAGATTAAGGTCTGGGTCTTCTGATACCTGAACTAATTTAGAAGGAAAAACATCTTTAATTGTACTTAAAAGAAGATTAACAACAGCAGATTCTAAGAAATCAATATCTTGATTCAAATGATTAAGAATTGGATATTGTTCAAAATGCTTTTCATTAAACTCTGACGCATTAAACATTCTAATAACAGCTTTAGCAGTTTCTTCTTTACCTAACAATGCAAGATATACAACGGATGCTTGAGCAATTTGTTTTGCAGCTTGAGCTTTCTTTGTTACCTCTTCTGTTTCATCATAAATAAAGAACTCAATATTTGGAGAATTATTAATCCAATCAGTACGATTTGCACAGCGAGAATAGACTAAAAGGTAACGCCAAAGAACATATTCTTCAGTATTAATAGGATTAGCTTTTCCTGCAAGTACAAGTTTATATTTATCGGATTCATCATCTTTAATAAAGACTTTTTTGCTAAAACCCCGTTTTTCAATTACTGTATTATCTTCCATATCTTGAGCAGTTTTTTTAGTTACTTCATCAAGATAAGAAAAACCTATTTCGAGTTCAAGTCCATTTTCACCATCGACATTATAACTTATATTATCCCAAAAGGCATTAGTAACTTTATTCCATTCTACAATGTTCCCACTATCAATACCTAATAAACGAGATAAATAAACTTTTTCTTCTTCGTATGTAAGACCCTTTAATTGACCATTAGCGGAATGTGCCGCACCTATTTTTCGTTTTGTTGAGGGGCTTTCTGTATTAGAAGCCGCTAACATTAATCGGTACTGTGATTGGTCTTTCTTTCTTAGTACCTTTACTTTTTTTGAAACGTTTAAAGACATAGTATGATTTAATTTTATATTAATAAACTTTTTAATTTAATCTTAACTTTATAGTCTTAACATCAATTATCACAAACAAACAACAACATTAAGAAGCAATACACTCTATTAAACCGCAACGAGTGTCATCAGCGATATTAATACCACCAGTCCCAAACAACATGATTTGAGCCTCATCTTTAGTAGTAGCACTAATTAAAGTTTCTCCAGCCATATTGAAACCTGCTTTCCAAGTATCTGGAAGCGGAGTAACACCTGGATAAACAGCTTTAATTAATACACGACCTTTTTGAGCGTAAAACTGCATATTAAGACGGCTAGAACCATCAGCATCTTTTGTGCTAAATTGGTCTACAAATATAAAGGTATGACTTAAAGCATTACGTTTAGTTCTTGGATTAAGAACAGGTAACTCAGATAATCCACCATAATCTAAAGCAGGAAGGTGTTTAAATACATAAACGTTTCCTAAGGTATCTTCATAAGCGGTAAATCTACCTCCTAAGATTTGACCATTAATGTTAGCAAATGTACCACCATTCTTTGAACCGTAACTATGGTCTTTAATCCAACTATCACCTAATCTACGTAAGAAACCATCACCGTAAGTTAAAGCTTGTGCTAAGATACCATTTGAGGCATCTTCAAATCCACCAAAACCAGTGTAAATCATAATTACTTTGTTTGTTTCTTGTCCAGCATTATACATGAACAAATCACCAAACATTTCTTTAAAACGGTTTGGGGAGATACTTGAACCGTAAGTATCATAGTTAGCATTTTTACAGATTTCCCAAAGACCTGCTCCAGAAGGAATAGGCAAACCGTTATCAGCATCAAACATGTGATAACCACCATCAGGTAAACGGTTAAATTCAGAGAATACTAAAGATTCTTCTCTACGTCTTTGATAATCCATTTCAAATTGATAACTTTCCCAATCTTCCCATTTTTGTGTCCATCCACCTTTTCCATCAGGAAGATAAATAGTTCTTGGAAGATGTGAGTTAGCAATATTACCAGCAATTGCACGACCCATACGATAAGCACCAATTTGGTTCATTCGTTTTCCAAATGTACGAGCATTGAACAAGTTTGTATCAGATTTACTTAAAGTAACACTTGGTAAACCTAATGAAACCCATTTAACTCCATCAACCAAATACTCAAGATTGCAATATAAGTCTGCTTGCGGCTTCCATAAACGAAGTACATACTTCCATTTAGTTTCGGAAATCTTTTTTGGTTCTTCCATTACACGAGCACGTAACCAACCAAGTACAGGAAGGTTTGTTGCAATCGTCCAATCCTTTTTGAAAAACTTACTTTTGAAATAAGTAACGAAATCACTACCGTTAAGACCAGGTGTCATTCCAGTAGTATAATCGCTACCAACTACAATATCGGTATTAGATTGACGATTCAAAACATGCCAAATGTACTCGTGGGTACTTCCATCAATAAGTTTCAAACCATCTTTTTGAGCCATTGTTGAAAAAGTTAATGGAATATAATTTGCATCATCTCCATAAGTTCTAACAATAAGTGGCGCACCGTTATCTGGTTGAGTTAAGCCGAAGTAAGCTAAGGAAGTTTCACTCGTATAATCTTGATTTGATGTTCGCAAACCAGTTGAGAGTGTCCTTGTATTTACATCCATAGTTTTAATAATTAAAAAGTTTATAATTAAATTTAAAGCAAAAATACAAATTATATTAACACATTTAACTTTTTCCTACCTTATATATAAGGTGAATTTTTTATTTAAAGTATTAACGATTTTGTTGTTTTCTTTCAAGTTCTTCCATCGTAATAAGGTCATCAATACTTACTGGACGTTGAGTTGAATTTTGAGTCTTAGTTGAAGCTGTTTGCCCTGCAACTTGTTTCTTATCCTTATTTAAAAGCTTTTGGAGAGTATCAGATTCTCTTTTACGAGAAGCTGTTTTAATCATTTTACTCATATCAAAATCAAAAGCTATTCTTAAAGCTTCTAAAAGTTTGGTTTCTTCAGGTAGCGCATTATATTTACGTTCAACTTCACTAACATATTTACCAGCATTTTCATCCCAATATCTAGGAATTAAAGCAGCAAAAGCTTGTTCTCTAAGTTTAGTATCATTTGGAAGTTTATATTCACCAATAACTCCATCTTTAACAACCTTTGAATAAACCCCAGTCCAGTATTGTTCTTGAACCTGTCGTTCTTGTATAGCCTTTTGTTCTTGTTGTTGCATAGTAAAAGTGATTTCATCAGCTTGACGTTTTTGCATTTGAGCAAGAGCGGAATCAGCTAATTCTTTTCCTTTACCACTTTTAATATAAAGTTGAGCAGTTTCTTCAGCCATTTTTGTATCAACATTACATTCAATAAGATTTTGAGCAATTAGCCAAGCTTGTTGTTGTTTAGCTTCATCTCCTTCGGAAATAACTTGAATCTGTTTGTAATCAAGTTTTTGTTTGTTCAATAAAGTTGTTGGGTCGCCACCATTTAAAGTAAATTCAAGTAACTGTTTATACTTAGGATTTTTGTTATGTACATCCTTAATTGTTTCTTGAACTAAATGTGGAACTAAGTCTTGAATTGCAGTTAAAGCAGAGTTCAAATCTTCTTCTCCATTTTCATTCAAATAACTTTTTGGAAGACCACGTTCATCAGTTAGAACATCTATCCCAAAGTTTTTAAAGATAGTTTCAACAAAGCTTTCAGCCGGAGTTTCATCTTTAGCCCCAACTTCTTCTGGTTCTTTTTTAGTTGTATTAGATGAAGTATCGTCCCGCTTTGTAGCTTGAGCAACCTCTTGCTTGTCTTCTTGCTTTTGTTCTACTTTTGAATCTTGAGTGGAACTTCCCCCTGAAGTATTATTACTAGAAGCGTTTTGGTTTGTTGAAGTCCCTGTTAAATTATCTTCAACTTTAACATCAGGATTTTTTTGACCGATAGTTGTAATAGTGGATTGACCAGCATTTTCACTAGCTACGGAATTATCAAAATCATCAAGACTTATACCTTGTGTAAAATTGTTTGATGTGATTGTTTGCGACATGTTGTTTGTTATTTATTGTTTATAATCAATTGAAAAAACTTCTAATGTTTTGGTTGATTCTTTTGTTGTGCAATTTTCTTTCTATCTAATTCTAATTTTGCAGCTTTAAGCATTGCATCGGTTTGTTGTTTCTCTCTTTGCAACATATTTTTCTCTTTATTTATTGCAATTTGTTCTGGATTTTCACCTTGTTCCCCAGCTTCTTTAAGAGCAACATTTGATTCAATAGCCATTCGTTTTGTTTCTTCTTGTCTTTGACTAATTTTATCTTTAGCAGCTAATACATCATCTTGCATTTGTTTTTCAAAAGCTTGCAGTTGTTGAGCAGCTTGTTGAGCTTGTTGAGCCAGTTGTTGTTGAGCTTGTTGTTCAGCCTGAGATTTCTTAGCTTCGTATTCTTTTGTAATTTGACTAAAACGTTTTATAGATTGTTTTAATTTAGTAAAACTACCATCTGCACCCATATTATCAATAACTTCCATCGCAGCTTCAGGTGCAACACCATTTTGAATCATTGGTTGAATGTTGGCAATTGCAGCTCTAATCTTATCCTGTTCATCAACTGGGTCAATTGCAAATACACCAAAGTCGGTTTCTCGAATGTCATCAAAATTACTTTCAAATACTTTAAACTTATTTTCATTATCGACATAAGAAGTCAAAAGTTTTTCTAAATCTAAAGCTTTAATTGCATCAACTAATCCTTGTGTAATTCTTTTTAAAAGATTTTGAAACTTATTAACTCCTCTTAAAGATATTACTAAACTACGATAGACAGCTTGGTCAGTTGTTCCTTTTCCAGCACTGGTTTGTATATCACCATAACGTTGTGGGTTTACACCAAACATTTCCCATAAGTCATTCTTAACTTGTGAACGTATTTCAAGCATACCTCTTACGTAGTCATGCAAAGCACTATTAAAAATCTTTAGCATCTCCATTGCACGTTGAGCATTTTGAGAGCTTTCATCAACTACTAAGATGCCAATATCTTTTGCAAACTCCATCCAACTATATTGGTCATCAAAACTATCTGGCATTAAACCAGCAGGCAAACTTAATAAACTACCAAAATCATTAGCAATTCGTTTATTAATTTGCATAGTTAAGATGTTATACATAACTTGAAATTGTAAACCATCTTTATACAAACTTAATAAGTCAGCCCTACCATTATAAGGGAGTTTACAATCACTAAGATTATTTAATCTGGTTCTTTGAATAGGATGTCTTCCAGTTTCTAAATATAAGCCAGCGGCAGTATCCCCAATTCTGTACCCTTGATACACTTCTGTAAAATACTCAGACTTATCAAAAGCTATATCACCAAGTTCTTCATTAAGTTTGTAATCAGCATTAACCCAACAAGTATCTTCTTCTCCACCTTTAGCAAGATTACTAAATCGCAAGAGCTTCATTTCTGTATAACTCTTCCAACATACATGCCAAACATTAATAACCTGATTTAAAAGATATTTACTCTTTGCTGTAACGTTATGTCGCCAATCAATTTCGATAGTAGAAAATACATTATCACTACCACTATACTGCCAATAACCATACCCCTGTTCAGCTTCTAACCATTGAATATCTTTCTTTTCAAGTTCAGAATGAAATCTATCTAAAATTTCAGATACAGTCATGTGTTGAAGTCTAACTACACTATCTCCATCTTCTGCATACGGACTATTAACGCTAAAATGTACTCGAACATCAGCAGGAGAAACTTGTTCAAAAATTAGTTCTCCATTATGAACCCCTGTATAACAATAAGCTTGTTCAGTTAATAAACCATCTTCATACATCTTCATAAGCATTTCTTCAAACTCAGTTTGCTTTTTAACTTTATCTAAAGCAATCTGCATAGTTTCTACACGCTCATCAATGTAATTAGTTTCAAATTCTTCTTTAGTTTGATTAGGGTCTTGGGTAGGTTTAGAGGACATACCAGTTTCAATCTCGTGGTCATTAAGAAGATTGATTGCGTATTGTTCGCCAGCTTCTTTAATCTTTTGTTTTAACTTTTCTTTTTTCCTATTTACAACATCAGTGCTTTCAACTGTCAATGGAAAGTTTTTAGGAAGCTTTAAATACTCCCCTAAATGAAGATTTTTTAAAGGAGTTAAGATAGGATAATGTTTAAGTTCAGCTTTATTTACTCGACTATATTCTCTGGAATCAGAATCTCCAGGTTTATAGAAAGGTTTTAAAACGTTTTCATAAAGAGCTTCTGGTATTTCTCCTCTATCAATATCATAATAATCTTGAATACGATTATTTTCAACACCGATTAAAGCTTGATTAATTAAATAGTCAATATTAAGTTTAAACCAAGCATCATTCTTTTTATTTTGCGGGATTGCCTGTAAAGGTCTTACGTAAGTATTAATTGCACCAGTATCCATATTATGTTTTTATCTTATTCATTGCTTTAATAATATTATTATAAGCTGCTAAAGGACTATTCTTATACCGTAATGTAGCACTAGAAAATAACACACCATCAGTTTTTCTCTTTGAAGTCCTTATTTCATTATATTTATTTTGTTCTTTCTGAAACATACCAACAATACAAGCTCGTATTCTATCTACATTCTTTTTACCATCAAACTTCTCAATCTCATTAAGTAATCCAATATCGTAAATAGTATGAATCCTTAAAATATCATTACCTTCTTTATCCATTCCAACAGGCTCTTCAAGCCACTTCTTAAAATATAATAGACCAATATCAATTATTTGAGCAGTCATTGTTAAACCGTATTTTTGAGTATTAACAAATTTAACCTCTTGCTCCAATTGAAAATTAGGAGTTGGCATTAAATATACAAGTAATTTATTATTAGTACAGTAATCTTTTATTGTACCCCGATTATTCTCAAATAATACATTACCAATACAATTATATCTACGGCACAAAGATAAGCAAATTTTATTAAAACTATTTGGGTCTTTATCATTTCCCCTACCAATAAAACTAGCAACAATTCTATTACCTAAAGTAGAAGTAAAATTATTTGGAGTTTCAAAAATATAACAAGCACCGAGTGAAAGTTTCTTACTCTTTTGGTTTCCATCATTTATAATACCAGGTGGGTCAATCCAAGCACCATATAAATTAATAGGAATAGTATTTTGATTATCATAATAAGGAACATAATATTGAGTTATACAACCATGTAAATCCGAACTTTCTTTATGAGGATATTCATTACAAGGGTCATGTACTTCTCCTTTTTCCAATTGGTCATTTCTAATAAACTTTAAACCTTTATCAGTTTCTAAGATTTGACCATAAGCAATCATGTGTTGTATATCTTTATTCCTTTGAATCTTTAAGTTTTGTTGTCTTGCAAGTTCTTTTGGAAGTATTGATGTACCAACTCTACTAAAAGCTTCTTCAAAGTTATTAGCCCTTTGAGCAACAAATGCTCGATGACTATCTGGTTTGGCGGTCTTCTTATTTTCATTTCTTATAGCATCAGAATAAATCTTAGCTCTTGTCTTATCTGAATTACCTTCTTTATCCATATAAGGAACTAGATTCTGTATATAAGGAAAAAAGAAAGCACTTCCAGTTCCTAAAGCATCTTCATCCCAAACATTCTCAAAAGTAATTGCTCTCACAATTTCTGGAGCAAGGCATATCTTTTCAAAATATTCCCAATTAGCATCCTTCGTCCCAGCAGTTCCATAGATAGTTGCTTGCCCAGTTAGATAAGCACCATCTTCTAAAGCAGGTAGCATAACATCTAAAGAATCTTCAAGATTAGGAAATTTTTCAGCCTCTTCAATCTTTAGTCTATAAACGTCATCACCAATACCTGCATCAGGGTCATTGTGAAATGATAAAGCATATATCTCAGAACCAAATCCAATAGTTCTTCCATCAATAGTTTTCTTACCAAACATTACCCCACTACCATCACTCCTAGCTCGACTTAAACTCTTTCTCCAAACAGTGTAAGTATTAATAAAGTCAATATAATTCTTTGCTAAAACATACAATCCACGACCTTTACCATATAGAAACTTACCTTGATAAGCAGCTAATACGCTAATACTTTTTTCTACGGTATGAGCAGTATAAACAGTATCAGCAGCCTCTTTATGTGAAGCACCTTTTCTACGAGCTTTTGCGTAAATAAAATGTTTACCAAGTTCCCAAGCTAATGCTTTAGCATGAAATAAATAAAAATCACCATCCCAAAAGGCAGGCATCTCTAAATCCTTTTTTCTTCCAAGAAAACGTTGAATAACTTGTTCGCTACTTTCATTGTCTTTTTCAACTGACCTCATCATTGGCATAAAATTAAGATACCAATAATGTTGTCCAGTTATTTCTACTTCTTGAACTTTACCATTAGGAAGTATCATTCCAGGAGCTTTCATACCATACTTCATACGATAGTCTTGAAGCCTCCAATATTCCATTTCATCTTTACTAAGAGTACCTTCTCTAAACCTTTTTACCCATCTATCATAAGCCCCACCTGCTGAAAAATCTTTTGGAATAGGATATTCATAATCTTTATGTTTATTAAAATAATCTCCAGCTTCAGTAAATAGAGAAGTATTAACAAAAGAAAAATCCACAGCCTTAAACATAGGTGCAGATTCAGTCCCAACGTTTTCAAAATAGTGTTTTACTTCTCCAGTTTTAAAAGACATAGTAAGTTAAATTATAGTAGTATATGAAATATCAAATATCAAATATAAGAACCCTAAAGATGATTGTAAGTACAGCTAAAGCTATAAGAATAATCAGAGTTATTGGGGCAGTATATTTATCTATAAAATTATTAAGTTTACGTATCATTGTTCATTATTTATTAATCGGTCAAGATAAGTTATAGCTTTAAGCAAATCTTGTTTTCTACTATTATTATCTTTCTTTCCAGCCCTAACAATATACTTAACTACGTTACCAGTACAAAAATCAAGATTAAAGTTAAAACAGAAATCAATTACATCTGACGTACCATTAGTATAATAATTAGGTTTGTAAACTTCTTCTGTTGAAATCGTGGACTTTGTTTTCATAATTTACCAAAGATTTAAAGGACAATTTTGATTACTTCTTAATTTAGCAGAAAGTGGACAATGACATTTCTTACATATCCTACCTTCTATTTCAGGAATTTCAGAATCGGGAATTATTTTAAGTAAAGGTTCTATTTGCGCATAATCACAAGATTTACAAAAAGTAGCTCTGCTCATAGCAAGATGTTTTTTTGATTCATCTCCTAGAATATAATTACCCCAAGCATGAATTACAGAGAAAGCCCACTTTCCTGTATTAGATACTTTATTAATAACAGAATTAGTATTTTTTGGAATAGAAGGATTGTTTGGATTAATACAATTACAGCCCATAAATTATAAATCTAATTGTTTATTATGATATTTATCTTCATCAAAACCAACTCGTGTAGCAATGGAAACTTCCCCCCTGTATTGTGAATAATCAATTACTTTGCTTAATTTAGACATCGTTGTAAATAAATCTAAACAAGCTTCTCGATTACCTTTAATATACTGTTCAAGATACATCCCACTTAACATTCTTAATGTATAATCACCATTACACTTTGGATTCTTAGGAATCATAAGTTCTCCAATTTTAGCAGGTGGACAAACACAATACATATCAATACTCATTTCAGGGGGTGTGGACACACTTCCAAATCTTATCTTTCCACAATGGGTACAGTTCATATCTCTTTATTTTTTAATCCAGTTAGCTTCTAATAAACTTGACCGTACAAGATTAAAGCTCCAACCAAAGAACTTAACTCTATACAAACCTTTTTGTTTAGTAGCTTTATCTACTTTAAGAATACCATAAACACTTTTTAATTCATCTCCGGCTTCAAGATTACTAGTAGTTTTTATATCAAATTCTGTTGAAATTTGTTCTAAAGCAGGTTGAATATCAGTTAAAGTTATAATCATTTCTTATTAATTAAAATGCCATTGACTTAATACTTGATTTCTTGGAATACGACTTACTCCAGAAAGTTTAACTTTATATACACCATCTTTTATTCGCTCAATTACTGTTAAGGCATTATTATCTTTAAATGCTTTTGTTCCTATTCTAAGTCTTAAAGCTGTCATAATTTGAAACTCTGAATACAATATGTTATCAGTAGGAACAGTGTTTAATACAGTAAAACTCCTCATAGATATTTCTTATTAAAATTTATAATTAGGCATTTCAGTTAAGCCAGCAACTCCACCTCCAACATAATTACTCTTATTCTCAATCTCATTCTTAATTAGGTCTTCATACTCTTGAAGCTTCTTTCTGGCTTTAACAATATCATCACTTAATTCTAAAGTTTTATCCATTTCTTTTCTTGCTAAATCTCTTAAAGTAGCCTTTTGTACAAGACTTAGTTGTACTGTCGAACTAGCTCCAGTTTTTTCATTTGTTTCAATTGTATAACCGTTTCGTACAGTTTCAATAATTTCTCTTGCCCCTTGTTCACTTAATTCAATTATAGCAGTTTGTTGAATAATAAATCGTTTTAATGCGAAATAACTTTTAATAGTTGGTGAGTTTAAATCTTGTATTTCTCTAAATCTTTTAATTGCATTTAGAATAATAGGTTCACCGTTGTATAGCTCCTCAATATCCCAAACATTAACCTGAGCTTTAACTACCCCTTTTAAAGTTCTATTCCAAGTTGAGTTTCGTCCAACATCTCTAAAATTAACATTAAGTTGAGAAACTTGCATACATTTAATTAACTTATCATCCCCATCACTTAGGACACTATATGGACTAAATACTGAACAATAATTCCATATAAAACAAAACTCTCTTAATGTTTGTTTTTTTAACCTACCATCTTCATCAAGCTCAATCTTCTTTCCATTATTGTCTTCTCCCCAACTACCTTTATCTCTATCTAAAAGAATCTTAAACTCTTTAATAAGTCCAAACTCTTCTTTATCCAGAGTGTAATTGCCAGCAGCATCTTTCTTAATAAGATTAAACATATATATATCTTCTATTTCTTTAAATTTAATTTACCCCTTAACCCTTTAACAAGTTCAGTTGTTTTTTCAGTAGATGTTTGAATTAAGACTAAATCTTTTTCTTTAAAAGCTTTGTCCTTAATCTTATCAGTAAAGTATTGAACCAATTCTAACTTTGTCAATTCCAACAATCCCAAATCATAATATTGCTTCTTCTTCTTCCACAATCCCTCTTTATATTTCTTAGTAGTTTTGAAATACTCTCCAAACTGTTTATCAACTTCAACTCCTAATTCTTTATTTACTTTACTTGCTCCGTAATCTATTTCAGGATGTAAATCTCTAAACTGTTCCCAAACCCCATAATTACTATTAAAAGTAAATCTACCAAACCATTGTACATGAACATTAATCCGATGTGCAAAAGCTTCAGGAATTATATTCCATTGACTATCGAATATATATTTAATATCAACATAAGTTAATTCAATTCCATATTTATCTTTAATTGTAGAGATTATTTCAGCTTGAATTGCCGTTTCCTCCTTTGCATTACGAGCACTTGGATATTGAGGTAACTCAGGAAACTCGTCAAATGTGCTTTTATCAAAAAACTTTGCTCTTACTTTTGCTTGTTGAATTGCTTTGAGAGTTGATGAAGATAACTCTTGCGGAGGTATTTCTACAAACTTTCGCTGCCTTATATCACGACCGTTAAGCATAAGAATTGAGTTAAAAGATTTAGTAAAAGATTTAGTAAAAGATTCACAAAGATAATAAATATAAGGAGAAAAGCAAAAAGGTATGCAAAAAAGTATGCAAAAAAGTATGCAAAAAAGTATGCAAAAAGATATGTAATTAATGGAAAGAGTATCGAGGAAAGAGTATAGAGGAAAGATAAAATAAAATATATATATAAGGTGTAAAAATTGGAGGTATGTTTGAACACTACCCATCCTAGTCAGAACCCCCTACGGAACTTTGCAAACGAAATAGCCCCGTACTAAATCTAGAGGCTTGCAATTCGTTTCACTTCCCAAATGAATAATAAATTTGGGATAACGTTTAATCAACTGCGATAGCAGCACATTGAAACCTTATAGTGTGAACAATAATTGATTAGGTGCATCTATGCAACTTGAAACTCATAATGAGTAGAGAGCGAAAGAAATAGAGCTTGAAGTGTAGCTTAACTTCCATTAATACTTAAAATCGTGAAAAAAGCATTCGTATTTGTAAAAGGACAAATTGTTTCAATCAATGTTAGACAAGAAACAATTAACAAAAATGACTACAAAGCTGTTGCAGCAGTAGTTAATTTAAAAGCTACAGATGCTCACAAAGCTGTTATACATGCTTGTGAAGTAGCTGAAGTTAAATCACCAATTGTCATAGACGAAACTGGAATTACTAAAGTTCCACTTCATCTTTTTGATTTACAAACTCTTCTTTCAACTAATGGGTTATCTAATCCTGAAACCTTAAAAGGACAAGGTGCAGGTAAAACTTTTAAAGCTGTTTATGACCTTCGTGAAATTGGCGACACAAACACCAGTGAAGACAAAAACGAATTTGAAGTTTCTATTGCCCATTGCGTAATAAACTTTATTGAATGTGATTTGACAGCTTTAGTAATGAATGACAATTTAGTAACATTTCAAAAACAAGCAATGGCTGAGTACATTCAATCAATGTTCAAAACACAACCAATTGTTGCTCCCGTTAAGAAAGTTGTTGATTCAGTTGAGGAAATTGATAATTCAGTTGAAGATACAGTTGAACAAACTGATGACTTCACAATCAACACAAAATAAATTAAGTCCCCGAGAGGGGACTTTTTTCAAGGTAACCACTGAAACTGACCTGATCTGACCTGATCTGACCTGATCTGACCTGATCTGACCTGATCTGACCTGATCTGACCTGATCTGACCTGATCTGACCTGATCTGACCTGATCTGACCTGATCTGACCTGATCT